GCATTAAGGTTCATTATGGACGAAACCAACGCAGACAGAGCTTTTGTTTTAGAGTTTCATAATGGCGATCATTATTTTTCTGGTAGAGGCCAGCAAAAATTAAGTTGCACATATGAAGTGGTAAATGACGGAATTAGTGTTGAGTGCCAAAATTTGCAAAATATAAGAGTGTCTAATTTTCACGGATTAATGGATTCTATATCTCAACAGCAAACCTTTTCGTGTCCAGATACGGAATTATATACAAAAGATATAACCTTCAAGTCTTTACTTCAATCAAAAGGTGTTAAAAGTATGTTTGCTAGACCAATAAAAACATTAAATGGAAAAATTATAGGAATGATTTGTTTGGAGTATGTAAAAGAGCAAAGAAAATGGAGCGATGATTCTGAAGAATTTATTCGAAAACAATCAAGAGTTATAAGCGGTTATTTGATATAATTATATTTTAAGCTATAATATATTATTATGGCTTTTTCTTATTGTCCCCATTGTGGTTTTAAAAATATGTACTCTTTGCAGGCACCCAAATTTTGTGGTGGTTGCGGCGAGGGCTTAAACATATTATCAGCAGCAAAACAAACGTCGTCGGCTTCTGGTCGAACATCAACCAAAAAAGCTCCCATCAGGAGAGCCCCTATAAGGAGAACTCCTCAGCCAGGATTTGAGGTTGATGATCCAGACGGAACTGATATATATGAGGTACCAGTAATTTCTAAACTTTCTTATTCTATAGAGAAAGATAAAAATTCATTTAGCCTCAAAGATATTATGCCTGTAGAGCAGTTTCAAGAATTCCAAGAGCAACCAGAAATTAAGCCTAAAAAACGTCGTGGTCGACCAAGAAAAAAGTAATTATACTTACGAGGATAAATCGAAAGAGATTGACCAAGAAATAAAGAAAAGAAGAGGCAAGTGGTTTCTTGACTCATTGGCGTGGTTCGATTTTGAAGATGTAGAACAAATAGTAAGGGCGCACATTTATAAAAAATGGCATCAATGGGACCAAAGCAGATCCCTGAAGCCCTGGATAAATAAAATTATCACAAATCAAATGAAAAACATTTTGCGAAATAATTACAGTAATTTTGTTAGACCCTGCTTAAATTGCCCTTTTAATCAGTCATGCGCAACAAAAGAAGGCGGAGAAGCTTCTTTATGTGGGTTTACTAAAAGCGGATTACAAGATTCAACTTGTCCGTTATATGCGAAATGGGAAAGAACTAAGAAATCTGCATATGGAATCAAGATGGCTTTAACTTTGGAAAATCACACAAACGAAGTTCAAGCGATGGAAGATAATAATTATAACATTATGGATGCTCAAGATAAATTGAATTTTTTTATGAAAAAAGAACTTTCCGAAAAACAATTTATAGTTTATAAATTACTCTTTATAGACCATAAAGACGAAGAAGATGTAGCTGGGCAAATGGGTTATAAGACTTCCGAGAAAGGAAGAAAAGCTGGATACAAGCAAATCAAAAATTTAAAAAAAATATTTAAGGAAAAGGCTCAAGATATTTTATCTAGAGAAGATATTATTCCTGACACAAGTGTTATGCCATGGAGTTAAGCGAAGAACAGAAACAAATAATTTCAGAAAACGGATCTACAATAACGGATCTTACCGAATTAACTAAATTAGCTTTTCCAGAAAAAGATAATATTGACGGAAGAAGTAAAGAAGGTCGCGCGGTTAGAGCTTTTATGGTTGAAAGTGGAATAAATTATCAAACTAAACATATTTACCCCAAGGATAATATAAAACTATCAAATCAACAAAAAGAATTTATCATTAATTCTTCTCAAGATGGAATGAATGCACTACAAATTGCAACAGTATTATTCCCGGAAATAAGAATCACTAGAAACTCGAAAGAATATACAGACGTTTTAGAATTTGTAGAAAGCCAAGATTCTCTCGCCCTTCATCCGTCAGAAAATGCGGTGAACAAAAAATATTCTCCGCCCAAGGCAGTCAGTAAAATTATAAAAAAAATTAATGATTATTGCCAAAAGGAAATCGAAGAATCGAAGCTAAGTATTGGAGAAAGAAAGTCAATAGAATCTCTCGGATCTTTTCTTGCGTCACCTAGGTTTATGCAGGTGATAAATAATTATGATGGAATGGAAGATAGGGATTTATTTGAGGCTGAATTCGTTCGAGCAACATGGGACAAGCCTGATTTAAGTAATGACGAAATTAATTTATATATTAATGTATGTATGGATTACATTCATTTGAAAAATATTCAAGGAGCGATAAACAAATTAAACAGAATGTTTGATGACGCTGAAGACCAGCAAGATTTAACTGTTCGTTTAGCAGAGTTATTAAAAACAAAAAGCGAGGAATATAATCAATGCGAAAAAAGAATGGAATCATTAATTCAAAAATTACAAGGAGATCGATCCAAGAGAATATCAAGTAGGCAGCAGCAAAATGCCAGTATATTATCTTTAGTGCAATTATTTCAAGAAGAAGAGGAGAGAAAGGTTATGATAAAGATTGCAGAGATGCAGAGAAAAGCCGCGAAAAAAGAGGCAGAAAATATTGAGTCCATGCCCGACTGGAAAGCTAGAGTACTTGGGGTATCAAAAGATGATGTTTTATGAGCGAGTGCAAAGATGTTTTTTCGTGCAAGGTTTGCGCACAAGATTTTTCTAGCGAAAAAAGTTTACATGCACATTTAAAATCTCACAAATTAATGCTTGCAGAATATTATACAAAATATTATCCTCGATATAATTTATATACTGGTGATCCATTACCATTTAAAAACAAAGAAGATTATTTTAGTAAAGATTTTTTTGATAGAAATCAATTACTTAATTGGTGCGAGCGAGAAGATTCTGATAAGGTAAAAAAATATATAATTAGTTTACTGCAAAAAAGAGTCGCCGCGAAAGACTTAAAAGTTGGGCCTTGTCATTTGGAATTAAAGATAAATAATTTACCAACCGTAGACGTATTTCAAAAGCATTGTGGTTCATATACTGCGGCATGCGAAGCGGCAGGAATTAAGCCAATGTTTGGAGAAAGATTACCAGAGATTTTTAAAGAAAATATAGACCCTAATATAAAAATATTTATAGATACTCGAGAACAGCAACCTTTAACTTTTCCTAATTCGGAATTTATGAAATTAGAGTTTGGGGATTATGCCGTTGGCGGAGAAGATTACGATTATACATATGTCGATCGTAAAGGCGAGCAAGATTTTAAGTCGACATTAAGTAAAAACAATCTCGAAAGATTTGAATATGAATTACAAAGAACAAAAGATTTTGATAGTTATTTATTTGTAGTCGTTGAAAGTGATATGGATCAAATAGAAAAGAATAATAGACGCGGCGCACATAAATCAAATTTAAAATATATTTACCACAATATGAGAGTATTAAATCACAAGTTTCATGGTAATTGTCAATTTATATTTACTGGCAGCAGAAATAGATCTGGGTATATAATACCAAAGCTTTTAAAACTTGGGAAAAAATTATGGAATGTAGATTTACAATACTATATAGATAAGGAAATTATATAATGGCTTGGGAAACTGGAAAACAAATATCGAGAAGAGGAGGCGAAGACTTTAATAAAAAACTTTCAGAAATAGAGGGCTACTTGGAAGAGCGGGATGCAAAAATTTTACTTTATAAATTCTTGAGGGAGAATATAACTTTCACAACTGATTTGATATCTGGCGTAAAGCTTTTTCCGTTTCAACATATGGCTATCAAGGCTATGTTCGAAACAGATTACTTTATGGGTGTTTGGAGTCGGGGAATGAGTAAATCTTTTACCACTGCAATCTACGCATACCTTGAAGCGATAATGAATCAAGGAGTAGAAATTGGTATTCTTTCTAAGTCGTTTCGTCAGGCGAAAATGATATTTAAAAAAATAGAAGATATTGCTTCAAAGCCAGAAGCGATGTATTTATCTCAGTGTATCACCCACAAGTCAAAAAGTAATGATGAATGGTTGCTTGAAATCGGAAGTTCTAGAATACGAGCCTTGCCTCTCGGTGACGGTGAAAAATTACGGGGTTTTCGATTTCACAGAATCATTATTGATGAGTTTGCTTTGATGCCTGAAAGAATTTATAATGAGGTTATCATACCCTTCTTAAGTGTTGTTGAAAATCCAACACAAAGAGAAGATTTATATAATGTAGAAACAGAATTAATTCGACAAGGCAAGATGCAGGAAAAAGATCGTCATATTTGGCCAAACAATAAATTGATCGCGCTGTCTTCTGCTAGTTATAAATTTGAATATATGTACAAAGCTTATGAGCAATTTGAAGAATTAATTCAGGCCGGAAGTAATAATAAATCTGATGCCCACCGAACAATTATGCAATTCAGTTATGACTGCGCTCCAAGACAATTGTATGATCAAAATTTGATTAATCAAGCAAAATCAACAATGAGTCAAAGTCAGTTTGATCGAGAATTTGGTGCGATATTCACAGATGATAGTTCTGGATATTTCAAGACTTCTAAAATGGCAGCTTGCACATTAAAAGATGGAGAAAGTCCTTGCACTGAAATTACAGGTCAACCTGGAGATAAATATATTTTAGCATTCGACCCAAGTTGGGCAGAGAGTGAAAGTAGTGACGACTTTGCGATGATGATAATAAAATTAAACGAAGAAAAGAAGACTGGCG